CTGTCCATATTGGCTAATTGTCTCAGCAAATGCGGCTAATGCGCCAGATGGTTCTTTATAAGGCAATGGCATGACTGCTTGTTGGATGGGCATGCCCGCCGTATCAATTTGTGCCCCACCACCGGGAGGAACACGGAAGATATTGCTGTTCTGACGACCAGATGTCTTGGCATACAAAAAGCCGGGGAAGTTAGAATACATACCTGCGTCAAGCAATTCACGCCAAACTGCCGTTAAGCCGTTGGTTGTATTGCCTAAAATGTGAAGCAAGCCCATGCCGTAGAATTTGAGGCCCGGCACAAAGTCGTATTTGACAAAATGGGTATTAGCTTCAGGCAATTCTTGATCTTCTTCATCATAATTCCTAACAATATTAAGAATTTGTTTAGAAGATACATCAATGGTTACGCGATAGGGGACTTCCAAGCCAGACGGTTCGCCATCAATTTCATGCTCATAGCCCGGAATATCTAACTCGCAGTAGCACTCATATATTTCGCGGTCCCGATCTTCAGCAACATTGATGTCGTCTTGAAGTCCTTGGATGGCGTTCTTTTCTTTTTGAACGGCGTCAAGTTCCTTCTGCTTGGTTTGTCCCAAATCGACATCACGGTAGGCACCAATAATCTGCATCCGTTTGACAACCGAAGGACGCATAGAGATTCTATGGGTAATACGCCGAGCATTTGAGAGATCCGTTGCTTCATTGTTGACGATTAAATCATCCGCATCAACCGTTTCGGAGACAGGACGATTACGCAGGGGGCAATAGTAGACCTTCTTAAAGGCCGACCCGCCAAACCCAAGCATGAAAAGCATTTTATCCGTGTCAGGATAATACTCTTTAGCTACTGCAGTCAAATAATGATTGAAGTCTCTTTCTAAATATTCTGCTTGCTGGTCCATTTCTGGACCGTCTTGATTGCTGTCAACTCTTACTTTGACAGGCCCGTCAGTGGGCAAGAGTTCTGCCCTTGCATTCGCCTGAAAGCGCAATACGGATTCCAACAGGAGCGGGTGGCGGATACGGGACATTCCTTCAACAGGTGCGCCATCGGCTGTACCTTGCTGACCCGGAATTTCAATCTTAAGGCCCAGTAGTCGTAAACCCTGTGCGCGGTCTTCAATCCACTCTTTGCGGCTGTCGATATCTTCCTCAATACCTTTAATAAGACGATGCGCAATCTCAGACAGCGCATTTTCATCCATTTCTTCAGCCAGATTTTCATGCCAACCTTCTGTTTTTTTCTTTTTAGAAGATTCAATAGGACGCCCATCCAAGGAAACGCTAATAGAACCGTCCCCGTGGTCAATACGGAGAACATTGCCATCAATGTCCATTTCTGGCTGGTCAGCATCGTCATCCGCATCCATTACAATGACGGTTTCTTGCCCCTCACCAAGAGGCAAATCCGGCTGATCTTGGTCAAGGCGAATGTTAGGGACTAATCCGGGCACCAAAGCCATGTGCTGTATCCTGTGAAAATATTCAGCACACTATAAGCCAATTATGCTTTATTCGCAAATGTATCGTCGTCGTCTTTGTCGTTATAATCAAGGTCAGGCTTCTCAAGCGCCTCAATCATGCGCAAAAGTTCAAGCCGCAACTCATCCTTGGTATCACCCCAAGGCTTTACTGGCTCGCTGGTCATGCCCTGTACATTGCCATCTTTATCGTAAAAAACCTCATGAATGGCGTATCCAAAGTCTGGATCACCAAACAAATTACGGGTTTCGTACTTAATGACCCTATGATTCCAAGTCATCATATGCGTCTCCTTTTGTAAGACGCTTGCTTATTTACATGGTTTGCAAATTTTCGTCAAGTGACTCAGCTAAAGCCTTAATTAGGTTGACAGCTATACTGCGTTTAAGGCGAAATTGATGGAATTTAGTGTCAATAACGAGGGACAGTTTAACGTAACCGTCCCCCATATCTTTAGCGACAACTGTTTCAATTGTTGAAAATTTCTTTTTTTCTTCGGTCATGGACCAACCATTCCACAATATCCATAATCATCACTATAAACCCAATCTTGGGTTTCAGCGTCGTCCCAAGATGCCCAGCGCCATGCCGCACATAAAATTGAAACGCATGGTTTACCAATCGGCGAACCGTCTACGGTTATTTCTTTGCCCGGCATATTGTTTCCCCTGCCAAAGGGACAAATCAGCTTGGACATTTCCTCTGGCGTCATATAATGCGGGTTGTCGGCCATTTACGTAGGTTCCGCTGGTAAAAAACCAATTGGCTCGCCTGTTTCATCATCTAAAAGCTCAATTTCAAACACACGGTCTGTCGGCAAGTAAGCCAACAAATATGATTCAGGGATAAGGATTATCCTCGGTTTTAGGCGGGTAATTGTAAAATTTTACCGTACCATCATACACATCGCAGCTATCAGCTCTGATATAAAGATGGTCTACGCCAGAATTATCGTACTTATTAAGCGTTATTTGCCAAGCATACTTNCCCATCACTATCTCCTATACTGGATATAAAGGTTGGTTTTCTCTACTACCTTGCCAGACATTCCCCGCAGCCAACTCCGCTGTGCGTTCTGCGCCGCGCTGCAACATTCCGGTGCCACGCAGCCAATTTAATGCCTGAGTTACGGTGTCGTGTAAATCGTCATGTTTACCTTTTGGAAAAGTTGCGCATTGTGAGACAACCATTTCTGCCCACACCTTAAACAATTCACCCTCTTTGTCTGTCGGGGCCATAACCATGCCCTCCGAAAACAAATGTTGGATAGCATAAGTACGCGCTACTTTGTCTAGACCTTTAGGATCTATTAACCGCACACTATAATTCTCATACCCAAACAATCTGCGCAGTTCTTGGCTGACCGATATACCCGACGCCTTGTTTTCAATTAGCAGATAGTCAATTTTCCATTCTTTTGCTGACGCACCAATCTTTTGCACCAGCTCATGCAATTCCATTCGGCCTTGCCAAGCATGCATCAAAATGGCTTTAGGAACATCTGCTTCACGTTCCTCTACTGAAATACGCTGCCAATTTCCGCCCATGTCATTACCAATAACACCGGAAGCTGTACCTGCGTCTCTAAACACGCCCCAAACGGTGCAAGCAGAAAAGTCACCTTCAAATTCTTTTGCGCCAAATGCCGTGTCAACCGACGCAATAACAATTTCCAAATTGTGCGGAAACTTGTCTTTGGTCCATTCGCCCCACCATTCGCGTTTTATAATACCGCCGCCTGCTGGTTCTGGACGCTGCTGTAGCTGACCCGCTGCGGCGTATGGGCCAAGTGTTTTTTCAAGCAGTGTAACTTCCTGATCTCCAAATCGTTCAGGCCAGAGCAGTTGGCCCTCCTCAGTCCTTTCATCAGTCCATATAACTGGTTCGCCGTCATTAAACTCTGCGGGTACAAGTACATTATACGTTCTCCTTGCCGACTCAAAGCGCATTGGCAAGCATAAGTGTGTCCAGTCGCCAATGTCTTTGGAGAGTATATGACCAGTAATATCGTTTTCTGACAATCGCTGCTGGATGACAATTTTTACGCCGCGCTTAGGATCATTGAGTCGGGTAGACCAAGCCATGTCCCACCATTCAATTGTCGACGCAACAATAGCTTCACTATTAGCTTCTTGTGCATTATTCGGATCGTCGGCGATCAAATAATTACCACCAAGACCCGTTGTGGCTGATCCAACCGACACCGTGTTTCGTATACCGTTTCTATCATTTTGAAAGCGCGTTTTAGTGTTCTGGTCGCCCACCAGTTTAAATCTATCGCCCCAAAGTGTTTGATACCATTTGCTTTCAATGAGTCGGCGGCACTTAACCGAATCTTGCACAGAAAGATTCATCGCATAAGACGAGTGCAAGAACTGCATTCCCGGCCCTGATGTTGGCGAGGAGATGCTTTGAGTCCATACCCATGCTGGGAACATAGTCCCAGTAATGGTTGACTTTGAGAATCTAGGCGGCACGTTTATGATTAAATTCCTAATATATCCGTCAGCGCATGCTTGCAGATGCTCACAGATAGCTTGTAGCGCAAACCCGCCTTCGGCAAACGGGGCGGAGTCAATCTCACGCCACGCCCTTTGTGTAAAATTATATAAGCTTTCCTCGTAATTGGCAGCTTTCAACTGGCGGTATACCTCCCGCCGCTGACCTTCTGTCATCTTTTCAAGGTCAAATTTCATGCCGCTTTCTTTGTCACCTTAGGTCGTAACCCTTTTAACCGCTTAATTGCATTGTCAGGATATGC